TTATTTTTTTACTACGAATTCTAAGGCATTTACAATATCTTCATCAAGCGTTTCATATGAATTCTGGATAAAATTTTTAACACATTCAATCGCCTTTTGTTCTGATATAACACCTATCATTATTTTAATAAGTTCATCTTCATTATTTTCCCAATGGAAAATATCACATAGAAACTTTTCACATTTTGTATTATCTTGACTTAATTTACATTTATCACAATGTTCTGTATATTTACAATTTGCACGAATTTTATAGAATCCTTTAATGAATTCTCTTGCTGTTAATTCGTTTTCCCTAATCAATTCAGATGCTTCATAACATTTATAGTCTATAAAATTTATTTCTGAACTTATACGGAAAACGTCAATAAAATAATCAGGTTTAAATTGCAAAATATATGGAAGTGAAATTGAAGAAGTAAATGGACGGATATCTTGAAATCTTTGCTTCTCTGCCTCTTTGAGAATATTTTTGCGTTCTTCTTGTGTTCTAATTACAACATATGTATTTTTTAAATCAATCATTTTCTATTACCTTTCTTCATATATAAAATTTTTATTGTCACA